ACTGACCAAAGTTAACAAATCCAGATCCTTGAATATATGTAATTGGATTAACTTTAATTGAAGCTAACGTATCACGTTGTCCGGTATTCAATGCAACAGTTTGCCATTCTTTGTTTTTGTCAATGTAGCCAACTGCGTCAGCATTATTAATAACACCACGTGAAGTACCAGCTGGAGCAAACCACGGATAGCTAACATTGTCATTTAACGCAATAGTACGTAACATCATGTAACTAGGCGGAACTACAATTTTATTTCCTAAGTTGTCGCTAGTAATACCCCATGGATAAAAGAATGCCATGTATTCATCACTTGCTACTAGTCCTTTGTCACCATCTTCTGATACTAATGCAGCATTGCTGCCCCAGTTACTTAAAGATGTTGCATCTGGTGTTAAACGAGCTGGTGTATCTGCAACGATAAATGCAGTAATACCGCGATCGTAGTTTAATATTTTCATTTCACCTACTAACTCTGGATAGCCAGGAGCTGCAAGTAAGTTGAATACGCGTGATTCTTCATCGCGAATTTGTTGGTTTGTGTTAACCAATGCTTGTAATGATTGAACAACTACTTTGCGTTGTGCAAAACGACCAAATGCACCTGATCCGTCTTCATTGTTAGCAGCTTCGCTAATCCATGTATTTGGATTATAGTTAACCATTGCTTCGCTGTTAAATCTCAAATTACGAGTTAATACGTTAACATAATTTTTTGCAAAACGTTTAACGTTAAATCCGCTTCTACGCAAATTCCACAATAACATACCTTTTGGATATAATTTTGGATTTGGCGCATCAAAGTCTACGAAATCAGCAGCTGCTCTATCAGCGTCGCTTAATCCAAAGCCGCCTAGTAATTCGTGAATTGTCGATGGCTCAGTTGCAACACCATTGTTGTTCCATCTTGCATCGGCAAATAAAACACCGTTTTCTGTAGTTTGATCTGATTTATCAATTAACTGCCATTCTTTAGGAAAGTTGTTATATCTATAAATCTGCGGATAATTTTCTTCGTCTGAAGTATCAATCCAAAGATCACCATCTACAAGTGCAGTTTTGTCAGATTGTAATGTTGGTCTAGATGCACTAATGATTGGACCTTTTGGATCAGTTGCACCAACACCTTGACCATGGTCAACGTTACGATACGCTCTCCATGTAGTGCCGTCTTTTACCATAATATCAACGTCGTCTCTGTTAGCATCATACCAAATTTGACCGTTTGCAGGATTACCTAATGGAGCTGAATCACTTGGAACTACAAATGATGCATCTCTGTCAGTATTGTATTCAGACCATAAACTTGCAATATATAAATCAGCAGCATTAGTTGCTTCGTCATTACTATGTTGATAGAAATTAGTAGTTAAATTAGGATCAAACAATTTTTTCAATGGTTGTCCGCCAATATCTTCAAATTCAATATCTCCGCCAATAATGTGAGAAATACGAATTTTGTTAGCGCCTACTAATTCTGCATGAACATTACTGTGTGCAGTTGGGATATTAATTTTAGTTAAGATTTCTTGAATAATATTAGCAACTGTTTCAGTAGCTGATACATTAAATGATATCGTTCTTTCAAGTAATACAGTAGAACCTAATTGGCTTTCTTTAACTTTAAACGAATAGTCACCTGATGGGAACGTACTGATTGTAATTATTCCAGACTCAATAGTAGTAGCAGAGACATCGGCACGACGATACATTTTAAATGATGCATACGGTTTTACTGATTCACCAACATTATACTTAACATACAACGTATTTCCTGCAATGTTAATACCGCCGCCTGTTGGATCAAGCCCAGCTAATGCAGCGCGACCGTTAGCATACAGTGGTGCTTTTGCGCCAACCCATGATGCAGTTTTTGCACTATATTTACTAACAACAATATCAGCGCCTTTATTTACGTTTGTAATTTTAACCCATATAGATCCAGTTGGAATACCGTTTACAGTATCTGCGTTAATTTCATCTTTACGTTTAAATAATGGTACGTCGGTATGCTCTGAAATATGTAAAACAGGTGCTTTAAATATAGTTGAATCGTTTGTATCAACAGTAAATCCAAATTCAAATTTCTCAGCAGTACTACTACTAGTGCCGTTTAAGTCAACAGCTACACCAGTTGAATAAATTTCTAACGTGTTGTTAATTGATGCAGCAGCAATACCTGCGTCAGATAATACTTCAATACTATTAATTGCAAGAACTAAATCTTCTAAAGATGTATGTCCAGTTAATATTTGATCATTAATCGTAATTGAATCAGTTGCTAAAAGTTCAACTGAACTTTTTCCTGCTTTAACAGTAGGAATACTAGATGTCCAATCAGGTGACCCGACTTCTACCCAAGTACCTGCAGGATTAAATGATTCAAATGTTTTATACCATAATTTAAGAAGACTAGATACTGCAACTATTGCATAATTACCACTTGATCCGATGCTTGCTTTTGGTGTATAATCACCTGCAGCAAAGTTTAATACTTTAGTTACATCAGTAATAACAAGAGGAACAATGCTAGTAAATGTTTGACCTGATGGTACATTTTGAAGAGCCGAGTTCCACGAAAACAATCCCCATTGAGTACTGTTTGTTTCTAACCATACAGTTCCGTCAGCAGGTACACCACCTGGGATAGTTGCTTGTCCATTAAGTTGTTCTAAGTCAATTGATGCACGCGCGACATATGCACGATTACTCACACCTAAATAGCTGTAAGCAGCTTGCAAACCATATTCGTTTTGCTCGCCTGCATGAATTGGATTATTGCTTGTGTCAGTTTTAAATACCGGTGTACCAAAGGTATCAATTAAATCTTTTTGACTAGTAAGTAAATATACTTTACCGTCGTTTTTTGCTAAGGTTCCAGGAGCAATCCCTGTTTTTGACCCGTTTAATTTATTTGAAGCAGAGGCAACAAAAATTAAGGGTATTGTACCGGCGCCAGCGGAAGTATAAAAACTTTCGTCTTCAACTGTAACGCTTACACCTGGTGAACTAAGTTGAGCCATAATTATAATCTCCATATATACAAGTTCTAACTGTATTTATAGTAAATTGTAATTTTATAGCATTAAACCTTAACTATTTCTATTACTTTTGCGTATAACGAATCAAGTGTGTCGTTATTTTCAAGTACATGATCAACTGTTAACCCGTACCATGCCCATTCACTTTCATGAATTCCGTATTGTTTTAACATTAGTATGTCATCTATATTACCAGTTAATGCGCCGTTAACAAATTGATACCATTCTGGTTCAGGACCGCGTTTTACCCGAATTATAATACCACCTAAATTTTTAATAGTTTCAAACTCGTTAGGAAATCTACAATCGCTTATAACTACATCAGTACCTACATTACGTAATTTGTTTTCTAAACTAGCAATCCAAATATCGTCATGGAAACTTCGTCTACCAACTTCAGTACCCCATAATTGCAGTATTAATCGCGGTGTCAATTGCGGCATTCTTAATTTATCTGCCCACCATTGATCAACTTGTTCACGCCATTCTCTTGACTCTTTAGTTTGACCTTCGAGTAATGTTCTATCCCATCCAAATACTGCAGCAACTGCATCTTTTAATGTACCTGCAAAACTTTCACGTTTAAAGTTATGCTCATTTACTAAGTATTCGGCAATCGTGTCTTTGCCTTCACCTATGTTTCCTACAATTCCAATTATCATAAAATTCTCCTAAAAAAGCATTATACACTATTTTTAGAAGTTTGTCAATCTAACCTATAATGAACGAATACCCAGTACCGCCAGCAATAAATGTTTCAAGTTCTTTGTCAAGCGCAACAAGTTCTTCTTTACCTGCAGTTTTCATGTCATTACCGTTTAGTGTAATACCACCTCCTGGGCCTGCAATAGTTGAAAAAAGACTACGTGCTTCTCCTAACATGATTTTACACGTTGCAAGTGTGTAATCACGCAACCATTGCTTTGCATAGATATCAGTTAACAATACAAAATCAGGGCGATAGTTATATGATTTGATTAATATTTGTTCACCGTTTGCAAATGGTCGTTGTAAGATTGTTAAGATATGGCTTTGTGGTTTCCATTTGAATTCAATATAACTACCAAACATTTTACCAACTAATTTTTGATATCCTGCAAATAATT